GATAAGTATTGGGATTTGATTTTTTCTACCGCAATTACTGTACGAGCAAAATCACAAAAACGTTGTAAAGTCATAACTGAAGAATATCAAAATAAAGAGAAAAAGTATATAAATATGCCGCGTACCAGATTCAATCAAACACAGATGATGTATGTCAGAAATTATTATAAAAAACAAATACAAGAAGAAAATGATCTACAGGCACATGTGCAAGAAGTAATTCAAAATATACACATTTGACCGATGTGAACCGATTTGTATTTGTACATACTTGCCTTTTAGACGCGTTCCTTTTTTTTCTTATTTTAAAAAAAATGGTTGTTCAAGTTTTTTTTGTTTTGTTATAGTATACGATGAAGACGACGCCAAGTATTTTTACCCAAGAAGATTATCATTCTAATGATGGAATGATGACAAATATATGGGGTCCTGCAATGTGGCATTTTTTACATACAATGAGTTTTAATTATCCCATGTATCCAACTCAACAACAAAAAAAACATTATCGATCATTTATTGATAATTTGAAAAATATATTACCATGTGGAAAGTGTCGTACTAATTTATTGAACAATTTTACGATATTACCATTAACTGATAAACATTTACAAGATCGTGATACATTTTCACGTTATATTTTTGAATTGCATAATGTCATCAATAAAATGTTATGTAAACGCGTACATATTACCTATGAAGAAGTACGCGAAAAATATGAAAATTTTCGCGCTCGATGTTCTACGAAACAAAAAAAAGAAAAAATATGTCATTTAAAAAATCACAGAAAAACTCAAAAGAAAAAAAAACATGAATTAGGATGTATTATACCTAATAATGGAATAAAACAAAAATGTATATTACGAATTGTACCCGAATCAACAAAATGTAAAACATTTTCATAAAAAGGATATAAACAATATATGAGTAAAAGAATAACTAACTATGTTAACAGAATTACAAGAACGTATTGTCTTAGAAAAAAAATTATTTTTATGTATTTTAACTCCTTGTTATGGTGGTATGGCAAATATTAATTATACCTCTTGTTTAATGGATACATTATCTTTGCTAAGTCAATGTAATATTCCCAATAAAGTAATTTTTTGTAAAAATGATAGTTTAATTACACGTGCAAGAAATAATTTAATTGCGAAAGCAATGATGGATAAAAATGTAACCCATGTATTATTCATTGATAGTGATATAACATGGTCGCCCAAAAGTATTTTGAATTTATTGTTTTCTGATAAACCAGTTATTGGTGGAGTATATCCAAGAAAACGATATCGATGGGATGTATTGAATGATGAAAAAATCAAAAAAATTCTTGAAATTAAGAATAATGTTTCTTTTTTATCTGGAGTTAATGATGAACATATGATACGATCTGTATTAGTAGACTATAATGTGAATTATTTACATAATACAATAGAAGTGAAAGATAATATTATTGAAGTAAGGCATATCCCCACCGGATTTATGATGATTCAACGTGAAACACTTGAAAAAATGATGGAACATTATCCATTACTAAAATATACAGATGATGTTGGATATTTACAAGAAAAGGAAAATGATTATGCCTATGCGTTATTTAACAGTGTTGCTTGGGAAGGACATTTTTTATCCGAAGATTGGTATTTCTGCAAACAATGGACTGATATGGGAGGTAGCATTCATGTAGATATAAGTATTAATCTAAATCATTCAGGAATGGAAGAATATTTGGGATCATATGCAGCATCTTTATATATTACTACAAAAGAATTAGTAGAATCTTCTGATTCTGCTTCTTCTGCTGCTTCTGCTTCTGCTTCTGCTTCTGCTTCTGATTTTATCAATTAATTGATAACGCTGTGTAATTATATGGATTATTTTGTATAAAAAAAGGAGTTTCAAAATATATTTTCCATTGATTTCTAAATGTGTACGTTTGACACTCTTTCATGTTTTTTTGTATTATGTGACTTGAAATGGTATCATACCAGTGATTAAAGATAATTTGTATACATTTTTTTTCTTTTATGGCTTTTTTCATAAAATAAGTAACACAGTGATTAGATATGTCTGTATGAATTTCTTTGTAGTGAGATATCTTTCCAATATTGAGTTTATTCATAAATTCTCCTATTTCTCCAATGGTAGTATCTTTATCCACCACAAGAAGAAGATCTACATGTTGAATGTGATTGTATATGATATTGAAGTATACTGTATTTGCAATTAACAAATAAATATCATTGGTAACATGCAAACGATACACATTATTCATGAATAACTGTTTTTGTAAATCTAATACAATAGAGTTAGTGTACCAATAAGCCATAGTAATGATACATGTAATACTTTCACGGGTTCTATTAGATTGTATTTGATCAATTTTACCTAGTTGGTGAACTTCTTCTATAGCATATACAATAGTCATGATATCAAATGATTGTTTATAAAAAGTGATGGATATTGTTTTAATATACATTGTACTTGCTGTAACAATATTTTTTCTAATAAAGAAACGAAACGGAACGGAACGGAACGGAACGGAACGGAACGGAACGGAATGGAACGGAATGGAACGGAATGGAATGGAATGGAACGGAACGAAACGGAACGGAATGGAATGGAATGGAACGAAACGAAACGAAACGAAACGAAACGAAACGAAACGAAACGAAACGAAACGAAACGAAACGAAACGAAACGAAACGAAACGAAACGAAACGAAACGAAATGAGAATTTTCTTAATTAATTATGATAAGAACGTAGACATACATAAAGAACTTTAGGAAATAATAGTATTGGAATTGGAATTGGAATTGAGATTGGAATTGATTCAACAATTTAATTTCTCTTCCATAATATATATCATCAATGGCTGGCGCACTTTTACAATTAGTAGCATACGGAGCACAAGATAGTTATTTAACAGGTTCACCAGAAATAACATTTTGGAAGTCTCAATTTAAGCGTCATACAAATTTCGCCATGGAAAGTATTGAACAAACTTTTTCTGGTCAAGCAGATTTTGGTCGCAGAGTAAATTGTCAAATTTCTAGAAATGGAGATATGGCTTATAAAATGTATTTACAAATAACCTTACCAGAAATCAATCAATCCATGGCATCTGTAAAAAGTACAGGTGTCTATGCTCGATGGCTAGATTATATCGGTGAACATATTATTTCTACGATAGAAATAAGTATTGGTGGACAAAAAATTGACAAGCATTATGGAGACTGGATGCATATATGGAATCAATTGACATTGACAACAGAACAGCAAAAAGGATATTTTCAAATGATTGGTAATACAACTCAATTAACATATATCACAGATCCTTCTTTTGCAGACGTTCAAGGACCCTGTTCTGACGTAAATGGACCATCCCAAGTTTGTGCTCCAAGAAATGCACTTCCTGAAACAACACTCTACGTTCCTCTACAATTTTGGTTTACTAAAAATCCTGGACTCGCATTACCCATTGTAGCACTACAGTATCATGAAATTCAAATAACTGTTGAATTACGACCTATTGGAGAATGTCTTTGGGCAGTGGGTAATTTAGGAGCTCTTTCAGGTAATCAAAGTTGTCTCATGGCATATTCACAATCTTTGGTAGCTGTATCTCTATTTGTTGATTATATTTTTCTTGATGTAGACGAAAGAAGAAAGATGGCACAGAATCCTCACGAATATTTAATTGAACAGTTACAATATGCCGGTGATGAAAGTGTAGGTAGTTCTTCTACAAAACTAAAATTGAATTTTAATCATCCATGTAAAGAACTTATTTGGGTTGTTCAACCAGATGCTAATGTTGATTTCTGTAGTTCTATGATTGCAAATAGTCATCTTTTCAAAACATTAGGCGCTCAACCGTTCAATTATACGGATGCAGTAGATGTGTTACCCAACGCAATTCATGCTTTTGGTGGACCCCAAGATATTATGGGTCCCAATGCCGTCATTGCCACCAATGGTCTTTTCCAAATGCCTGGTGCTACCGATAGTAATTTCTACTTGAATCCAATCAATGCATTCGGTGTTACTACTGGACCACCAACATTTAATGCAGGATTTTTCCCCACGAGTGGTGCTCCCATAGCCAATCAGCCAACAAGAGGTAGCGCAGGATCATATGTTTCTGATGCAGGTACTTTTGTATTGTCTGAAACGGCCTTGAACATGCACTGCTGGGGCGAAAATCCCGTGATTACCGCCAAACTACAACTGAATGGTCAGGATCGTATCTCTGAACGAGAAGGTTCGTACTTTGATGTGGTGCAGCCATATCAGCACCACAGTAGAAGTCCCGACACAGGAATCAACATTTACTCCTTCGCCCTCAAACCAGAAGACTCCCAGCAGAGCGGAACATGCAATTTCTCGAGAATAGATAATGCAATTCTGCAATTGGTCTTGTCCGCAGCGACAGTCGCAGGAAACAACACCGCAAAGGCAAGAGTGTACGCAACCAATTACAACGTCATGAGAATTATGTCGGGAATGGCGGGTTTAGCTTTCTCAAATTAGCAGCGGTCAGCGGCTTATAATTAGGTTAATTAAACGGACATACATTATTACATGAGAGTCATACATTCTTACATGGAGTCATACAAAAAAAATACATATATAAATTAATAAACCTATAAAAATGCGAATTTATGAATTAATACTAGTGAGAACCAATATGAACTAACAAAATCTAACGCAACTTTTGTGAAAAAGAGATTTTGTTAATTGAGAGTTTCCGATATTTTTTTATTTCGAGTTCGTTCTCTGTTTTGAGCAATTTTTTCAGCATGTTGTTTTTTATATTCTTCATCCCCGAGTTTTCTTCGTAATTCTTCTCTTTTTCTCTGTGTCTTCATTCGACTTTCTTCTTTTCTTTCTTCTTCTGTTTTGCGATTATTTTTCGGCAGTGATGTGTTTTCACTCAATATTATTGTTTGTG